CTGCGTCCACCATCGATGCGCCTTGGTTTGTGCAAAACCAGTATGCTGCGGGCAAAGCCATTCATTGATCTGCGTATAGCCCGCGATGTAGCTGCACTTAACCGACGGCGGCTTGTCGCCCTTGCCTTCGTGAAAGTGAAACGTCCGACCTGTCACCTTGCGCCATTCTGCTTCGGCAGTGCTGACAATCGGAACGTCAGCTGCCTGCCGTGTTAGCTTCTCATCCTCATTAGGAGGGAAGTCATAACCGCAGCATGGGCATTTCATCAGCGAGATATGTACCTTCTCGCCGCAACCTACCGCGCCGTTGTCGTCAGGTACGGTTGGGCAGATCTTGATTGGCGGCTCACCATTGCCGGCGCTTGGCGCTTTAGGCTCGACCATGTCGACAGGGCCGTGCCGATCAACGAGTTTCGCGAAGTCCAGAACGAGGCAATTCTTCTTTGGTCCTGCCGATATAGCAGCAAGCCGCTCCTCAACAGTATCCAGTGGCGCACCCGCCTTATACAGCGGACGAGTGCCACGACCGGCCATTTGGACGTACAAACTCAAGGACAGTGTCGGGCGCATAAATGCAATTAAATCAACACCCTTATGATTGAATCCTGTAGTAAGAACTGAATTGTTCGTCACGCACTGAATGCGGTAAGCTTTGAAGTCCTCAAGGATGCGGCGGCGTTCTTCCTTCGGAGTATCCCCCGTTACAGCCTCGCAGGTAATGCCGCGCGCTCTGAACACATCGCGCACGTCCAGAGCGGCTTTCACGCCGGCACAGAAACACAACCAGGAACGACGATCAGCACCCTTTGCGATGATCTCAGAAACAACTGCATCGTTAAGGTCAGTCCGGTTGATTGCTTCTTCCAGCGCGCGCTGTTTGTAGTCGCCGCCTAGCCTTCCCACGCCTTTAACGTCGTATTCAGTAGCCGTTGGTTTGCTTGTGAGCGGCGCAAGGAAACCGTCGCGGATGCCGTCTGCAACGCCGTAGGTATAGACGATCTGATCAAACAGACGATCCGCGCCCTCATCCAAGCGACCGCTATCCAGCCGATAGGGAGTCGCAGTCAGTCCGAGGATCTTCATGTCAGGATTAATCTCAAGCAGCGCGTCGATGAACTTGCGGTACATCGTGTTGCTGTTAATCGGGATAAGATGGCACTCGTCGACCATAAGCACGTCGACGTGACCGATTTGCTGCGCCTTATTGTGAACAGTCTGAATGCCGGCAAACACGATCTGACTGCGCGCATCACGACGACCCAAACCAGCCGAATAAATACCTGCAGGCGCGAATGGCCAAACGCCAAGCAATTCCAGATAATTCTGTTCGATAAGTTCCGCTACGTGCGTAACGACCATCACTCGCATGTCAGGCCAGCCTTCAACGAGGCGCTGGATCAGAGACGCCATAACCAACGACTTGCCGCAGCCGGTCGCAAGATCAACAAGCGGATTGCCTGCCTCCTCTTGCCAATAGTCGAAAACGGCGTCTATTGCTTCTGACTGGTAGTTTCGTAAGGTTAGCATGTTGGGGGCGTTACCTTGTCTGATAAAGAGAAAGTAGAAAAAGAAAACGAGCAGTTTTCTTCATCGATTTTGTACGTGGCGACTGCGGTCTACGTCGGTGTTTGCGCGATGGTCTTCGGTGCGCTCTATGCAAAGTTGCCAACCTTTGGGGAAGCGTTCTTGATTCTTATGAAGGATTACGGAACGATCCTTGCGGGCATCCCGGTTCTTGTTGCTGTGATAGTTGCGAAGCAACAGTTGGATGCGATGCGAAGGCAACATATCGCCAACGTAAAAAGATCCCTGAAAGCAGAGATCGACGCTCTGGCAAATATACGTGGCTATGCAATGGAAACCATTAACACCACATTCGAAATCGCCAAGTTACAGGGGTCAGCTATAAACTCGAGGAGCATATACGTCTCGATCATTCCTCCAAGTTCCGTTAGGCGGTACAAAGAAATTCTGAATGAGAAAACAGTTGCTCATATCGAATTGATGAATGCCAATCTTAATATGGCAATCGATATATCTGACGCTCAAGCCGTTTTAGCAAAGGATTACCTGAGCAAAGGCCAAGTTGAGGCTCGACTGCTGTTGATTGCAGTCGATGAAGAGATGGATCACCTCTCCCAATACTGGTCCTAACCCTTAGCTCCATCCACCCAAACCTCTCCCGACTTCATGCGATAAGTAATCGTTTCTGCGTCCTCATCGACGTCGATCTGTTCACCATTCACCATTCCCGGCAGATACAAATGCGCTGGGCATCCGTCGCGCTGTTCGTCGATCGACAATGGCTTTGCCCATCGCGCGCATGAGATATGACAATCGCCGCCGCTTTCAGGTTGAGCATGTAGGCAGGTTCGGCAGTTCACTCGCGGCTGCGCATCGTGATGACAGACGGCTTTATGCTTGCAGAACATGCAGCCAAAGAACTCCGGGTTTTCGCTAATCCTGCTCGGCGGCATGTCCGAAAACACGATGCGTTCGCAGCGCGATACCAGTCGCAGGCAGAATTCCAGATCGTATTCGATGCGTTCAGAATAAAGGCTGTCGCTGTCCTTGCATGACACCAGATAGAGGCATCGTGTAAGCCCGAAGGCGTGCATTCCAAGCTGGCACTGCGCATAGTGCAACGGTTTTGCTTTCTGGCATCCATCCTTAACAATTAGCGCGAAGCCCTTGGCGTTGCTCGATTTAAACTCTAGCAGGTGTTCGGTCTTCAACGCTTCAGGCACGTTCATTGCTTTGCCGTCGCACTTGCCGCGCACAAAGCCCGACACGAGCCTGATCTTGTCCTGTTGCCCGTACACGTCGACACCAATGCGCTCAAGATCAGCGACGAGCCGGTCTTCCTCGATGTTACCCGTTTCAAATAAACGCAGCTGACGGCCGGTATGCACCTCGTGGGCCGAAGCCCACCTGAAGCCATACCAAAGTGCCCTGTCGCATTCGGTACCCGCCTCGCCCACGCTGATGCCCCACGAGTCCCAGGATTTCGCCCGGGCCTCGTAAGCAGCATAAATCGCGCCGACGGTTGTTGATTGAGGTTTGGGGAGTGGGGCCACGGTTAGGAGGCCTCAATGCTGAAGCGGTGAAGATCCACCACCTTGGCATCGCGCCAAGACGTAACGTTGTGGCTTTCAACGTGATAAAGGTCGTAGTCGAACTCTATGCCAGCCTCTTCAACCTGCAGTATGAGCTTGCCTCGCCAGTTTGTGCGATATCGCGTGCGACCTGTTAGCTTCATGTACCCACTCCGCAATTTAGCCACTTTGGATATCCTGCTGGCAACGCACGACAATCCGCGAGCGACAGACTGTATCGTTTGCCATTCTCAAGAGTGTAGTATCCACCCTCACCGCCAGCGCCTTTTGCGCTTCCAGCAATCACAGGGCTCTGATTGTTATCTCGAACGAATCGCTTACTTTTTCTTGTCATCACGCCACCTACACCCGCATCGGCATAATTACGCACCTGTATCCCGGCCGACCGGCCGACGTGATCAGCGCAGGCGAACCAGAGTCTGCCATCGACATCGTGATTTCATCCGCACCAAACGCCGCCATAAGATCGGTCACATACTGACCGTTGAAACCAATCGTCAGCGGCTTGCTACTGAAGTTGACTTCCATCTCCTCGGTCGCGTCGCCGCGATCTGGATTAGCGACATTCAACGTCAGCGCATCCGAAGCAAATGAGAACCGAACGGCTTTACCGCGTTCACTGGCTATAACCGACGTGCGACCGACTGCTTCGCGCAGTGCTTTCGCTGACAGCATAGCGACACGCTCCGATGGCTTGGGAATAACGCGCTCGTAATCCGGATATGTGCCGTCGACGAGTTTCGACACAATGACAGTCGAACCGCTCTCGACCATTACCTTGTTTGACGACAACGAAACTGACACGGTTCCGGTCGGCAGCAATGATAGCAGCTTGTTTGGCAAAATGACTGGAGCAAACGTGGCTTCCTTTTCAATGCGTGTCGATGCTAGACGATGGCCGTCGGTCGCTGTGGCAACGATTTGACCGTCTTTTGCTTCCAGAAAGACGCCGTTCAGGTAATAGCGGGTTTCTTCGGTGCTGACAGCGAACTGCACTTCCTGCACGAGTGAAGCGAGATCGATGTCGATTGTTGTGTCGAAGCTTCCGTGACTGAAGGACGGGAAGTCAGCAGCTGGCAGCGTATCAAGCTTGAAACGACTCTTGCCAGATTTAACGACCAGATGATTGCCGTCTGCTTCCAAGCTAATGTCGCCAGTTGCCTTCTTGGCAATGTCCGCAAGCAGTTTGCCTGCAACTGTGACAGTACCGTCCTGGCTATCTAGAACCGGCAAGCTGGTGCTGATTTCCAGATCAAGATTTGTACCGGTGATGCTCAGCTGTCCTTTGTCCGCGGACAAGAGCACGTTGCCAAGAATGGGAATTGTCGTTCTGGCTTCAACCGCCTTCGTCACTGTCGACAAGGCGTGCGCAAGCTGCGCTCGGTCAAGCGTTACCCGCATGGGATTCTCCTTGTGTTGGTGGTAGGCCCGGCTGGTGACCGCGCCGTGGTTGGTTTTAGGGACTTAAGACTTAGGCGTTTTCGCAGTACGCAGGTCAAATAGAGGGAGCAACTCTTCAAATTTGCGGTCGAGATTGAGGTATGCTTCCTGAAGAGTCGCACCAATCCCTTGAACGCTAATCGATGAGCTTTTACTTGCACGACTGCTGCGCATTGAGTGCGCAATGACTTGCCAAAGCGATTGGTTGCTATCCTTAGGTGCTGCCCGCTCACTGATATCGAGCTTAAACCCCATTTCGCGCAGCTTTTGATGAATGTTTTTCATATTGAAGTGTACCTTTTACTTAGACCAAGGACGGCTGCCCGCCGCTTTCGCGGGCTGCGCTGGCTTGTTGTTGTTTGCCGCTGCAGGACGGTTGTCATTGGCTGGTCGCTGCGCTGCCGCCGCTGGCTGCTGAGCGTCAATGCTCGGCTCTGGCACGTTGTTTTCGTCGGGATAATAGAATCTGACGATTTTATTACGTTGCGCATACCCTTCTTGTGGTTTTTCGAGACCAACTTTCGCTGTAAAAGCGACGAAGTGAAGTTCCTCGCTGTCTTCCAACTCTGAGATGCCGATAGCCCGGCAAAGGCTCCCAAGTTCCCTTTGGCCAATCTCTTGAGCGGTTGGATTGGCGTTCTGGATATTGATGTTCGCAAAAATCTTACGCCCAACATGTGGCTCGGGCTCAACGACGTCATACGTTAATTTGAGGATTGTTCCCGTCCCCGCCTTAGTTGCCGTGACTTCCGATGCGGTGACTTCAAGGCGATAAACACCTAAAGGTAGAGTTGAAAAATCTTGTGGTGCGGTATCGACAGATGTCGCGTCGAATTTAGTTCCTAATTGGGCCATATCAGGCTCCTCGTGTTGTGAGTGGTGGTTGGTTTTCGTTAACTGTCATCGCTAACGATGGTTGGAAGGGCGCGGTGATTTTTGCGCCTTTCGATAGGTTATCGCGCCACCATAAAGGCTGCATATTATCCAGCGCCCAACAGCGCTTGAAATCTATGTCTTCTGGCTCTCCGTAGTTGAACGCCGATCGGGGGATGACATGATCAATATGCCATCCATATTGCCCGTGGTTTTCCCATGTCATACCCGGCTGGAATTGGCGTTCGAGGTGATCCATAAGATCATCAACACTATACCCAACTAGATCGGACCAACTACGCCCGGCCTTGCGCTTTTTAATTGCGCTGTAAATGGCCGACGACATCAGATCGTCTAACTTGCCTCTAGGCGTCGATCGGTTTTTGGCGTCACGGGCTTTGCCATTTTCTGAGTACCAATCATCCCATGCTTTTTTCACCTTATCAGGGTTTTCAGCTTTCCATTTGTCACTTGCTGCCCGAACTTTTTCTGGATTTGAGGATCGATATTCACGAGCATATTCTAGGTTCTTTTCGCGGTTTTCCACGTACCGAATGCGCTTTTTTTCTAGTTCACGATCGTGATTTTCGGCATACCATGCAGACCAGTTGGATAGAATTTCATCCTTGTTTTTTGCATATGCCTTCTGACGATATTCCTTGACGTGGCCTTCATTTTCGGCGGCCCATTCCCTATTTCGATCCGCAGCGCACGTTACGCAGCATCGGCTGCTAGTGAACCGAGGGGCAACATGTCCGTGCTTACATGGAAGCCCGGTGAAGTAGCGCTTAGATCCCCTTTCCTTGGCCTCCGCACGTGTGCGAGGAAGCCCGCCTCTAGAAGACAACAATTAAGACTTTGCGCGAAACACAGTGGGCCGAAGGAACCCACCGATGAAGCCAAGCGCAGCGCCGATCTGCCAAAGTGACATGTGGCCAGAATTGACACCTAAAGCGGTGAAGAATGCCTGCACTGTTTCAGTGAAGAAGAAGCCGACTACCCATCCCGAAAACGCGCCAAAGAGAACGCCGATCAGCGGTGCAAAGAAAAGAATGGCGGCAACGGTAACCAGTCCAGCTAGTGCTTTTTCCATCACGCAGCCTCCTGCACCGTGACCGGCCAGTACTTGGCCAATTCGGCAAAGCCCTGCCCTTTGCGATATGGAACGGCGTCGGGCATCGAATAGCGGTTCTTGGCATTGAAGCCCGCACCTTCATTCAAATGGATCTGGCGTTCTTTTCCGCCCTCGGCGTGGGCGACTTTTGTCTGGCGCGCGACTTCCTTTTCCTTGATGGAAACTCGGTAGTTCATGAAGGCCACAACGTCAGATTTTTCGCGAACAAGTGCATTGGCACGCTTGTGCAGTTTCGGCTGGTACCTCGAATAAGGATCTGTAGTCGGGCTGTCGAAGCGGACAATCTCGGGATGGGCAAGGATGACCACATAAATGCCAGCTTGAGCGAGCGCAGACAGGGCCGACATGAGCTCATTCCATTCGGTATCGGCCTCCACGTAGCCTTTTCCGAATCCAGCTTCCTCAATACTGGTAATGCCAAGGCGGGCACAGGTTGCCGCCCAGACAAGCGGTTCGAGGCCGTCGGCACTGTCGATAATTACGGTGCGCCGATCATGCTCAACGGTCAGTAGTTCGCCGATAATGTTGAGCAAGTCGTCGAAGCTTTCAATCGTGCCTGGCGTTGCCATTTCGACGTCGGACGGCGGACGTTCGCCTTCTGTGGCCAGATAGATCGGATCAGGAAACTCAGCGGCAAGGCTGGTCTTGCCGATGCCGTCGACGCCATACAGAAGTATGACTGGCGGGTCGTTTCTCTTCGTCGATTTGAGGCTTGATAGGCTGATAGCCATAATTAACTCCTCGTGTGTGGTTAGTGGGTAAGTTGAATGACAATCATCATGGCCAGTAGGATCAGCGAGCCGATCAGCCAGACTGGCGCCGATGTGGCCAGCGTGGGAAACCGTGGGTAGGTCACGACAACACCCATGAGTAAAAGCCGATTGCCAGCGCTAAAGCCGCGACAACTAACAATCCTTGGACGAAGCGATCACCGAGGCCCAGCGTCGTTTCGCTAAACAAGATGCGGTCGTCTTCGACGACGTAGTCTTTGAAGGGCGTCATTACGCTACTCCCCTCGTCTTTGTTGATTTGGTCAGCTTCACGCCCTTGGTGAAATCGACCGGAATGACATTGTCTTCCTCCGTTCCGACCTCAGACCCGCCACCGCAGTCGCCATCATTGGCCGGTGGTTCGACTTCGAAGCGCGAAACTTCGACCGTCCCGAGCCCGGTTCCTGGTATCCAAAACCGCACCGTGAGGAACATGCAGCCGTCTCGATCGCCGATAATGATCCCCTTCCAGCCTGTCAGCTTGTGGGTCACAATTGAGCCGGGCAGATCCCAGCAGTCACCACATCCGCAAGTCACGCTGCACCCCGCTTCGTTCTGCTGAACGACACAGGTGCGTTAGAAACATACCGACCGTCTTTAAGGACGGCAGTGTCGCGGGCATGCTGCTTCTGCGCGACTGTTCGATAAGGCTTGCGGTTTGTCGTGTCCCGCTCACCAGTCCGCGTGAATTTGGTTTGGTAAGCCTTGTGGGGCTCACGCAAGCTATGGGATTTCATTGATATTCCTCCTGTCAGGAGGTTGATCTGTGGCCTGCACATGCGGGCCAACGTGGCTCAGGCTGCGATTGCGCCCGGCTGTTCGTAGTTGTCGTTCGCAGCTTCCAGCGCACGGATGCGTGGCATTGCGATATAACTGACGCAGTGATTGGCCGTGGACCATCCACCGTTCGAAACGCACCGCACAACAATGCGGTCGGCTGTAGATTTTGGGATCGGTCGGCGGAGAATTGAAGCTACCGTCGATCTGGGCAAGCTAAGCGCATTTCCGATTTCAGTCGGGTTGGCGCCCACCTCGTGCATTCGATGCACTTCTTCTATGGTTTCATAATCTTTCATGCTCTCCTCGTGTTTGGTGTTGGTTGACAAATGGCATTGGTGAAGCCATCTGTTGTCCTGCGCGGGGTGGTACTCGCGAAGGAACCCCCGGTGCAGAAGTGGCGCAAGCCCTCCTCGTGTAAGCCGGGGTATTACGAGGCGGAGCGAGCAGCGGGTGGTGCCGGCTCATAAACTCCGCCTTTTTATGTTAAGCCGCCTTGTATTGAGACCAGATGATGGCGGCGAATTCTTGCCTGTCTGATTCGTCTAGGGCGGCCCATGCATCCCAGAATGCCTGACGTTTCCTATCCTTATTAGATGACACTGCTTTGCCAGCGCCGTTAGCAATGATCTCAATGGCTTTGTCGGCAGTTATTGGCTTGGTATTCGGTGCTGGTCGAGCACTTACCTTTTCACCACTCTCCGCTCGGCTTATAAGGTTTTCGCGCTCTTGGGCTGGAAGGCTGATTAGAGCGTCAATTTCGACGCCCTTGTCGAGGCTGGTGCCGACGATGCGTTGAATGTCAGGGCCGAGTTCGCGACCACGGGCAATTTTGACATTGATCTGCGTCTTGCTGTCTCCGGTAATGTTTGCCAATTCGGAAGCGAATTGCTTTGGTTGCCCTCGTCCACGCTGAATACTGGACGGATTCCGTTCAGTATTATCTCCATTCATTTTATCCCAAATTGCCTTCCGCCGCGCAATATGAGCCGCTTCTTCCGCTGGTGACAGTTCAGACCGAGCTAGGTTCTCATCGATCTCCATCAATTCAGCACGGATATCATCGACTTCATAAACTTCGCACTCGACTACGGTGAGGCCTAGCGATTGCAGAGCCAACAATCTGTGCCTACCGAATATCAATACAGGAGCGCTGTCGCATACTTCCCCGTCCGGCATGGTTACATCATCACGCATGCAAACCGCAGGCGCATTCAGAAGACCTACATCGGAAATGCTACGCGCAATTTCCTCAACCTTCTTCATGTCGGGGTGGCGATGACGTTCGCCAATGAAGATGTCTTCGATATCGAATGGCCTGCGGCTCATTCTTTAATTCCAGTTCAATGGGACATCAAAAACAAGGTCAGTCATAGACCTGCGCTGCTTGTATTTTTCGAAGTGCGCAACAAACGCCGACACCCATTTCTCGCGGGGCAGTTTTACTTTCTTGCCATCTTCGAAAATCGCCCGTCGTAAGACCATGCGCGGGTCACGCTTGGTTAGCATTTCGCCAGTACGCACTGAGGCAAAAAACGTGCGGATTACATCTACATCTTCACCGTTACGTAGGAGATAGAAAGATGCGGCAGCCATTGGTGCCTGGCCGATTCCTTTAAAACCTGTACCACAAGCACTTAGTGCTAATTGAAACCCATCGGCATTGTCGAAGTAAAAATCTTCAGACTCGGATGGGGTTGGCTTGCGGTTATTTGTAAGCTCAAAAGCAAGTGAAGAAAGAGCCGACAAAACAACATAGTTGCTGACACCAGCTATCGCGAGACGATCTTTGGCTTCACGTTTGATGCCAATATCAATTGTTCGCATTGATTGCTTCGTCAGGCCTGATGCCACTAAGGATTCTACTTGGATTCCAGTCAGGAGGATAGAAAAACAGCGATGCTGTCCATCGTTGACCGTACCGTCATCGGCGATGATGAGCGTCTCACCGTTTAGAACAAATCGGCCATCGGCAATGTCGCGCATGATCTTGGCAAGATTTGCCGCCTTGACATTGCGGTTGCTGAGATTGTTCATCAGCAACACCTGAGCTCGTGCAGGGGTGATGTAATGCACGTTCGCACGCACAGTCTTATCTGTCACCCACCCTTTGTGCCATGCGGTGGCTTTCGTGAGATCGGCGCCGTCAACTATGTAGAAGCCTTCTTCACGGCCACCGTTAATAAGGCGCGCCGCAATACGCGCTGCATCTTCAAATCGCCGCTCACTCACAAGACGAAATACTTTTTGATGCTCGATTTCGTCGACCGCAATCGACTTGGCCGGTGCTTTGATGCTCATCTTTGGTGCATCTTCAAGAACACGCGGCTTGGTGGTCTGAACAGGCTTAACAAAGAGCGCCTCAGCGCGAGCGCGTTCAGGCGTGTATCTCTTATGACGGGTCACTACAGGAATTTCGCGGCCTCTGGCCTGTACAATCTGCATATCGTTTCTCCTCATGGTTGTACTTTGTTTGGTTGCATGCTTATGGGTAGATGTCGGTGGGGAGCAAATAGCCACTCTGCAGCTTCGGCTGTTCTCATGTAGGC